ATGCTTGAGAAAATAGTAGAGTGGGTCGGAGGCCTAATTATTGTTTTAGTGAAGGCTTTTCTTGGTCCGGTTTATGCGACTTTAGATCCTCTTCCAGTCTTAGTGTTTGGGGGAAATGGGACAGAAGGAAAAGGGACAAATTTAGATTTCTTATTTTCGGGAGATTCTCTAACCAAAGTATTAGACACAGGTATGCCTGTCATGTTTAAGTTTGTTGCTTTTTGTGTCCTCATCAGTGTAGTGATTACGGCTGCAAAATATTCAGCGACAGCTATTAATCCGAATAATCGAACGGCATTAATAGAGTATGCGAAAGATTTAATGATTATCTCGATTTGTCTTTGGCATTTGGATTACTTCTATACTCTTATATTTGATATCAATTCGTGGGTAATAGTAGAGTTCAGAGACGCTATCAATGGAGTAAGTGGTGGGAATTTTGACCCGGATAAGGGTACTGAATTTCTACAGCCTGGATTTGGTGGGGCTGGACTTACAATTACTGAGCTGAGTCTGAAGGGTCATGAAAAGGACTATATGTTTATTATATTTGGTTTGTTTATAGAAGCTGGTCTCATCGTCTGGGCAAACTTTTACTATTTAATGCGTGCGGTGTCACTATATGTCTTAATGTTAATGGGTCCTTTAATGGTAGGTATGTGGCTATTCCCACAAAAGAAACAACAGACATTATATTGGATACGTGAATTTATGGGGGCAGTGTTCATACAAGCGATTCATGCGATTACCTTATGGCTCATTATTTCTTTAATTGGATCAGCAAATAGTCCGTTACTCAAATTAATGTTACTTGCTATGTTTATCCCAATAGGTGAGATTGTGAAAAGTTTTATTGGTCTTAGCACCAATGCATCCGGTGGTATTCATAGAGCGGGTACGATGATGGGTATGGGTGCTTTAGCAAGTGTGGCTGGGCTGGTGAAAGGAATTCGCGATGACCACCGTAGTGCAAATGATAAGGGGAAAGAAAAGAAAGATGGAGAGCAAGATAAAAAAGAAGATGCTGATAACCCGAAAAATGCATTAGGAGCAAATTTAGGGACAGATGTAGGTACAACATCTCGTGCAGCTCGAATGTTAAAAGCAGGGCAAATTGGAAGTTCAATTGGCAAAGCGGCTGGTGGACTTGCAGGTATGGCAACAGGAGCTGGGCTTGGACCAGAAGGAATGGCAATAGGGACATTGGCTGGCAGTAAAGCGGGCGGATTTACTGGTGCGGTTGCTGGAAGATCTGCTGCTACAGTAGGCGAAGGAGCTGTAGCCTTAGGAAAACATATTGGTTCAAGTGTGAAGAAGGGTACAGATACTTATAATGGGTTAAATAGTGAATCTTATCCAGAACTAACGGATGAAGATATTGCACAGGATTTAGCTACAAAAGATTTTGAATCTTGGAAAGCAGATAATTCGGATTCTGCAGTTGCTAGTCGATTAAAACAAGCATTCCCTGGTGCTTCTGATGCAGAGATTGCTAAAAAGGTAGCGAAAACAAATAGCGATCAAATGTCTCATTTCAAAAATCAGCGTAAACAAGATATGCAAAATATGAAGAAAAACGCTACACCCTATGGAAATGCTAGAGATTTAGTCAATGCTGCGACTAACGCATTCCAAAAGGGATATGAGACTGATCATAAAGACGCGTTTATGAGTCAACTGCCAGAAAATATGTCGGCGGAAGAAAAAGAGAAAAAATGGAACGGCCATCTTAATTCAAAAGTACAAGGGTTTAGAAATCATGCAGAACAAGCGGCAATAAAAGCGGGGGCTATGCCTGTTGATACATTGGCTTCTCAATTTGCACTTGGAAAAGCAGTTGAAGGGGTAAAGGGAGAAACACTAGAGGGTGGTCATCAAAACATGGGACAAGTAGACTCTCTTGTTGGGGCGTCCACTGCTGCATTTAAAAAGGCGTATGATGCAGATCATAAGGCTGGATTTATGAAGCAATTTTCTGCAGGTGTACCACAACAAGAAAAAGAGGCGGCATGGAACAAGCATTTGAGTCAGGAAGTCCAAGGATTTAAAAATCATGCACAGAAAGCTGCCGAACAAGCAGGGATTGTACAACAAAAAGATGGGACTAGCTATGCCAATAAGGAAGCTTTTGCTTCTCAGTTATCACAACAATTACAAAGCAATCCAAATAAGCAAGGAAATAACTTGTTTGATAAGTCCTATGTGAATAAAGATGCTTTTGCTTCTCAACTTGCATTAGGAAAAGTCGGAAAAGCAGTTGAAGGAGTAAAAGGAGAAACGTTAGAAAGTGGCCATCAAAATATGGGACAAGTTGGTGCTCTTGTCGGTGCTTCTACTGCTGCATTTAAAAAGGCGTATAGTGCAGATCATAAGGCTGGATTCATGAAGCAATTTCCTGCAGATGTACCACAACAAGAAAAAGAAGCGGCATGGAACAAGCATGTAGGCCACAAAGTACAAGGGTTCGAAAATCATGCCCAAAAAGCTGCGGAGCAAGCAGGTATTGTTCAGCAAAAAGATGGAACAAAATTTGCGAATAAGGAAGCATTCGCTTCTCATTTATCACAACAGTTACAAAATAATCCAAACTTAAATGCAATGGGTGTATCCAGTACTGCGGGCATTCAAAAGGCAGTCAATGGCGTGAAAACACATGGTTTGACAAGTGGATATGGAAGCCAGAATGCAAAACAAGTAAGTAATGTTGGGAACCTGGTACAAGCTTCTACGGAATCCTTTAAACAAGGGTATGCAGGGGAGAACAGGGCAAACTTTATGAAAAACTTGTCTCCAACCATGGCTCAACCGCAAAAAGAGCAAGCTTGGCAGACACATCTAAACCAAAAAGGAAGTGAATTTAAAGCAGTAGCCCAGCAAGCAGCAGTACAAACTGGAGCGATGCCAGTACAAGCAAAAGATACGAGTGGTAAGAGTCTACATTCCCAGTCGTATATCAATAAGGATGCTTTTGCTTCGCAATTAACGAAAGGTTTACAGAGTCATGCAACCCTTGGGACAGTGAGCCAACAAGTAAGCTCTGGGATTACAAGTTCTATTCAAGGAGTTAGATCACACGGTGTTGCTGCAGGTGGTGCAATCAATAAAGCTGTGTATGCAGCTACACAAACACAAGCGAGTATGGCGAGTGCAGGAAATCTTTCCGTTGCTGAAATTCAACGTTCGTATGCAGATGCGTCTGCAGGTGTAGCAAGTATTTCACAAAGTGCTGGCAAAATGTCTATCCCCACTTTAGCTGTGGGACGTATGACACAGCAAAGTACGAAGATTGGCATGAGTGTGATGGAAGGTGTCAAACATTTTATGCCTACAAATGCACTAGAGAATGTTTCAAAAGCATACTTTAATGCGTCAGATGCTGTTCAGCAAGCTGGTGGAAATGCAGTACAAAAAGCGATAAGTGGAAGTGCAGCCGCTGTTCATACTTCATTAGGAGGTAACGCGGCAGAACGTCATTATAATGTCACGAAAGGACTAAGCTATGCAGCGGGCGTTATTGGTGGTGCAGGTGCTTACCAAGCAACTTCACGTATGGTAAGTAAGTATAATCCGTATAACAAAGCTGTTCAAACAGAAGCAAAAGAAATTCAAGAGATTCAGAGGATGGTACCAACAACAACAGACCATACGGGAACGCAATCTGTTGCCAAAGGTGCTGTACGTTTAGTTACGACGAATAACAAGTCATGGATTGAAGCAAAAGATTCCAGTGGGATGACACAAGTTGTATCTCGTTATGGCAGTGGTGATAGTAGTATCCGTTCTGGACAGGTCGTATACCAAGATTTAAATATTGCAGACGGGCAGTTGACACAGTACCGAAATGGTATGAAAGCTTCACCAGCGTATATACAAGATTCAAGTGGTGGGAAAATTAGTATAAATCGCTCGATTAATGCAAATCCAAATCAATTGGTAGGAAATCAAAATCCAAGACCATTACAACAAAAACCAGCAATGAGCGAACCGCCAATCACTGTGAATCATAAAGTAGACAATGGGAACTTCTACATGTCCGATTTAGACCAGGGTGGATATAAGAATGTACAAATGGTCGTAGAAAGAGACCGTAGTTATATGGTTGCTACCACAACAGATGGTACGGTTTCACGTATTTCACCATTCGGAAAGGGAGATACACGCCTACAGGCAAACCAAAGGATTGAAAGAGTTTGTGATGTGAAAGATAGCAGTATTAAACCAAGAGAAGAAATCTTGGTTACACACACACAAGACGAAACTGTGCGCGCAGAGACACACCTAAATTTATCAGAACATGACCCGCAAAATCTGATTCCATTTGCACCAAACCCGCGTTTGGCACAGCGAAAAAGACGAAATCATGAGCATGGAAAGTATGGTGTGACAAGTCTATGAGTCAGAACCCAAACGATCCAAATGAACAGAAAAAAAGCAATCCCTTAAAAGATGTAGCGTCTCACTTTATCAAGAAAAAAGGGATGCAAGCTCGCGGGAAAATGGCAAAATTGGCAGGAAAAGCAGGAAGGGCGGCAGCGAAAGCTGCTGCCAAACTGCTAAAAAAGGCAACACTTAAAATTGTAGGGTCAATATTAGCCGCGGTTGGATTACCTGCAGCTATCATTATGTCGTTGATTATTGTGGTGTGTGTCATTTTAGCATCATTTGTACCGTTTACAAAAGATGAAAGTAAAACAGAAGAACAAGTAAAAAAGTATATGGAAGTTTCAATGGCTCTAAATGTGGATTGGAAAGAGATTGTTGCTTTTGACATGGCACGGTATGATAATGATCTCACCGGTAAAGATCCACATGATGCGATTTCATATTTTTTGGATATCCAATATGAAGAATATACGGAAAAAGAGGTATGTGAGGCAGGACCAAACGGTCCTTGTGAAAAAAAGAAAAAGGAGATGCAAAAAACAAAATCTGAGAGTTACTCCGGACCAGATGTAAAAAAGATTTTAGGAGATACAGATTTTAAGAAAAAAACAGATGAGATTAATGCTAGTGGTAGTAAAAAGGTGACAACCTCTTCTCATGGGCTAGAGAAAGCGATGGAACTTGCAAAATTTAGTGAGAGTCAAAAAGATCGTGCGCGTGAGATATTAGCTGCAGGGATGTTAGAGGGAATGTATGGACATCTAGCCCCAACTGGTGGATTTATCGGGGGCATGTGCGTAGGTTCTGTTAGTCCTGGTGGAGAGCCTGTTAATATCAATGAAAAAGTAACAGGTTATCTTCCAAAAATTAAAGAGATGGCAGAAAAACATGGTGTCGCTGAATATGTTGGTATTCTGGCAGCTCAAATGATGCAGGAATCAGCTGGAGCAGGTAATGACCCGATGCAAGCATCAGAGGGACATTATGGAGACTTGAGTCCATCTTGTATAGGTGTAAAAGGAAATGCTCGAATGGGGTGTATTACAGATCCGAATATTTCTATTGAAGCAGGAGTACAGGAATTTAAAGATGTGCTAGGACAAGCGAATGGTGACGTCGCTCTCGCCTTACAGTCATATAATTTTGGGAGTGGTTTTATTAGTTATGCTTTAGCAAAGGGTGGCTATTCAGAGGAAACAGCCATTGAGTTCTCAAGAAGTAAAAATCACTTAAACCCAGCTGGTTGCTCCGATCCGAATAACTTCCGAACCAAGGTAAATGCGTGTTATGGGGATTATACGTATGTTACCAAAGTTTTGAAATATTACAAAGATTTAGGTTGCGTGGCTTCTGGAGATGGAGAATGGATTTCTGATAAAGGTTGGAAATGGCCAACGAAATCAGGGCGTATTACAGATACGTTTGATGCGGTTCGTGGTGGAAAACAACATAACGCTGTAGATATTGGGGCCATGACCGCCGGAAAACCTGGAGACCCTGTGTGGTCGATGGAAGTTGGTATTGTAACGAACCAAACAGGAAATGTAAATGGTGGTGGTTTAGGTGTTTATGTAGACCATGGAAATGGCATTGTATCTCGCTACTTACACTTGAGTAAAATATCAGTTGCACCAGGAACCATGGTAACAAAAGGACAAATCATTGGGGAGATGGGCGGTTCTAACTATAATAAAGATACTGGTTTACTTAATATGAATGGATACGCTGTCCATTTAGACTTCCAAATTCGTATTAATGACCAACCAACAGATCCGATGAAATTCTTTAAGAAAAATGATGATCCAGGATTATCATCTGGTGGTTCTCCTGTTATGATGAATGACAAACGACAAAAAGTATTAGCGGAAGCCAAAAAGTGGGTTGGGCAAGGAAAAGTCAGATATGTATTAGGGAATCGTAATCCACCGGGTGGCACTTCAGATTGCTCTGGATTTACGCAGTATGTCTTTAGAACAAGTGTAGGTGTGCAACTTGGAGATTGGACAGGTGCTCAAGTTGGACAAGGTAAACAAGTACCAGACATCAATCATGCACAACCAGGAGACCTCATCTTCTATGAAAACCCAGGACACGTTGCAATTTATATGGGGAATCAGAAAATGATTCATATTGGTGATGATAAGGGTGTACAAATTACAGGTCTAAACTATACGGCAAGAGGACAACATATGACTCAAATTCGTAATGTTATAGACTGATAAGGGATGAGAGAAGATGAAGAAAGTAATCAATACTTTGTCCAATATGCCTCGTAAGTACTTGGTGGTATTGGGGGTCATAGTTTTAGTGCTAGGTGTAGCTACCTATAATACCATTCATTGTTACATGATGAAATCACAAGTACAAGAGGAAGAACAAGTAAATCAAGATGAAATAGAGATGCTTGGAGATAAGCCAAAGGGATTTGATACAAAAGAAGAGGAATATATCGCGAAAACAAAAACAGTAGAAGACTTACTACGAAAAATATCTTCCAGCAGTTATGATGTGCCATATTTGTTTACAAAGGCTGGATTTGGTATTGAGCCAATGAAAATGACAAGTAATGAGCGCATGCTTGCTACAGAAGCTGTACAACGATATTTCCTGCATGGAGATAAATTCTATAATGCTCGTATTACAAAAATAGAACGCGGAAAAAAAGTAGATACGTACCACATTGAAGTTCAAATTCAACAAGTGAATTTCCTTGAACCACGTCAATTTAAAGTGCAAGTAAATCAATATGCACAAATTGTAACACCAATTGAACAAATTCCGCACGGACAAGAAGAAGTACCAGTGGATTAAGAGGAAAATGAGGGTTGTGGAAGAAAAAACACACCCCTTTCTAAAAAAAATAAAGAGTACCCTAAAAGTATTTATTGAATATTCATAATTTTCCGATATAACAAAACCATAGCTAAATGAAATCTATATATATAACTGATTTGAAATAGATATGGAGGAAAGAAAAAAATGAGAATGTTATTTGGACCAGCAGCAAACTTTTTTGCAGGATATTCTTCTGGAAGGGGATCAGGATTTTTAGGGACATTATTCGGATGGGCTTTGTTTTTGGGTGGAGGATATCTATTAGTAGAACATTGGGATGCTATCACGGTTTGGATGCATAGTTTAAATATAGTGCGAGGATTAGACGGTTATGAAGACATGAGCAACGGGTTCATCTTTGTATGCTTGGTAGTAAGTGCTTTTATCTTTATGCTGTTGTTACCTATTTTCGTAATTGTATTGATAGTAGGTTTAATATTCATGAATATTGTAGTTTGTACGCTTGTATTGTTAACATCACCAAGTACATACACGAAAAAGAAAAATGAGGAGAGTGAATGGGAATGAGTACAATTTTAGTTTTGGGTGGATCAAATGGAAGGACGTTAGAAAAATTGGCGAAAAAAAGAGATTGTCAGGTGATTTTTCATGATGGAAAGAATCATGGTGGCGTAAAGAAGACTTTTCGTAGTGTCATTAAAAAATGTGATGTCATTGTCGTGCAGAAAGGTGCATGTGGCCATGTATCTATTGATGTAGCAAAGGAATACGCAAAGAAGTATGATGTTCCACTTTTGTTTAATCAAGGATTTGGTGGAACGGGTGCGTTAGAAATAGGTTTAAAGCACCTGCAAGCGGCTTGATTTTAGTAGGTAGTTCGAGAGAATTGTTTGGACTTTTAATCACTTAATCAATATATATAATTGAAACAAAAGTAGATTTGCAACGTCAATGTATCAGATTATAATTCTAACGAAAAGCTTCACTATTCTTAGCTGTAAATTGGATTACAAAAGGTGTACTGACAGCATGTATATGAAATCGTTATTGTAATAAATTTTGAATTTTAGTAAAAAGAGAGAGATTGAAATGATTGAAACGATAATAATAAAATGGTATTGCAAACATTGCGATTCTTTTAACCGTACAGAGGTACGTGCAAAAGGTAACGTTAACGATGAACATTATCATGGCTTTTGCAAAAAATGTAATGAACAACATTATGTAGTTATGTCAGTTCAATTAGAAGCAATGCAACCTATAGAAGAAAACTAAACCAAAGCGTTATTTGGTATAAGAATCTTTACAATTATACGCAAAAACGGCAGGAAACCGATTAAGGTACCTGCTACGTTCTTGTGCAAATTGAAGGAGCACTCACCGATTTGAAAGAGTGCAGCCGGTGGGAGGTCGGCTTGCAGGTAGTATGTGCAATATAAAAAAGATTATTCGAAAAGGGGAATGAGAGATGGACAAGCAAAAACGAATTGAAATCGTAAACTCACTTATTAACTACTTAGCGGATCATGGGGAAGGGCTATTCCGCTATGGAGATGAAACGGCTCATTTTAAACATGATGGTAGAAACCTGTGGTTTGTGGATCATTATTCGAATGTTGCTATGCGAATGACAAGAAGTTCTTATAAAAACAAGAAACAAGAAAGATACTTCTCAAGCGGAGGAACAATGTGGGCATTAATTAGAAATTTTACGGATTTCATTTATGGTGACGATAACTCCAATGGTAATAACGGATATGGCGGTTTGCACTGTACTCATTGGGGATGGACAAAGGAAGAAATGGAGAATATGCGTGTTCATGCGAGAGAAATAGGATATTTAAAATCTTAATAAAATAGTTATTAGGTAGAAGGTGGAAGATAAAAAATGAACGCAATGGATTTTTTGAGAATATCGCCACTTATTAACGACTGTCCGAATTGTGGTAATCAATTTGTTGGTAATGGTCAAGGTACATTAGAAGTTGATGACAATATAGTCAAACGTACTTGTAAGTGTGGATTTAATTTTGAATACAACGTTAACAACGGAGTAAGTAAAAAGAAAATTAAACAAGTGATTGATGAAGCATTAGAAAAAATGTAACAAAATCCTTATTGTACAAAAAAAAGGCCAGGATTTCTTCTGGCACTCAATAAAAGGTTACGTCGCATGGGAAATAAGAAAAGATAATAAGCGGACTTACTCGCTTATTTCAAATGTAGTATATAACTTTTTTTGTACAAATAGTGAGAATAACAGCAATGTTTACAAGTGTTTAACGTAGGTATGAAGATTTTGATAAATAATAAAATCGTTGTTTGAAAGGGTAATAGAAAATGAATAAGTCAGGATATGCAATTGAATGTATAGAGTGTGGATCACGTGAAATCAAGAAGAGCGAACCTAAGAACAGTATAAATGTGAAAACAATGTCAGAAGTGACATTTCGAATTTTAGAATGTAAAAATTGCAGATACAAAGAACGTGAAAACATCAACTGATTTCAAAACAAAATCGTTATTTTATCTTAAATAAAAAAGAGCACACATATAAGTGTGCCCTCAAATGAGAAAGGTAGAATGCTATGAATGGAAAGCTTCCATACAATAACATATGCTTGTCCGGTTTAAATGTGAGAAGTTTTTATTAAAAACGCTATTTTAGTAGAAAAGGGGAATGAGTGATGATTACATTCGATGGAAAATATGTAAAAGTTGATAAGGAAATTCAGAAAAAGAAAGGGATAAAAAAGTTAGAGGTAGAGCTAACAGAAGAAGGTCTTCTTAATTCAGTGTATATAGAACGATATCCGTTCGCATGTTCGTGGAGCGATGAAGAAGACGAAGAAGACGAAGAAAACCAAACAAAAGCGTTAATTGTGCGACACGTTTCCTCATAAGTGTGCAAACACGAAATAGGAGGGTTATCAACTTGATAACAACAACTGATTGACTGAAAGTAGGAATGAAAGCCGTCAGGTTGAGCTGAAACAACTTATCTGATACTCCTACATGCAAGGCGTGATAGTAGTCACAAATTGTATGAAGCTAGGTGAAGTCGGCTGAACAAAACCTAAGTGAAAAATCATATGGTGATGGATAGGTCGGGATGCTACAAAATATCTATGGTGAGAATGTCTAGATGGACTGGCGAACTTGCGAATGTACGGGTCTAAACGCTTAATACATTAGAAATGTGTATGTCGTCAATGACGACGTTATCTACCGAAAAGTAAGAGTAAATGATATGAAATTCGGAACATCTAACGATGAGGGTGTAAAGATAACAGGCTTAAAGCAAGCATCTAAGGATATATGTATAGCTAAGTCAATTGGAACGTGGTAAGCAAGAAACTGTCATCAACGCCTACTAGCAGACAGGTGCATATAAGGTTCTAACGAACCGAAATTGCTTCATTCTTGTGAAGGTGGGGACATAGTACCGAAGAAGCATGTAATAAATGTGGAGGGATAGTCCCTAGTCTTGTTCTTTGAAAACTAAATCAATTAGATGTAACTCACAGGATCGAGTAAGATGATGTGACCTTTCGTAAGAAAGGGGAATTAATACGTTGGTGAGTACAACATTGTTTGTAATCTAGTTGCTTTAGTATAGAAGAATAAGATGGGGCGCTGTATGCGATGAAAGTCGCACGTACAGTGTTAAGCGGGGGAAAGGATGGAGATAACTTCAAAGTCTTACCTATCGCAACTATTAGCTTTTGTTATCCTAGGCATAGGAATGCATCGTTAAACATACTTTTTTTAAATATATTTGGTGATGCATTCCTAACATTAAGCCTTGTTGCACTCGCTATTTTATCTACCCCTCCATGGATTCCTGAGAAAGTGCCAAGGCACCTAGGATTGTAGCTAAATGGATTAGCATAAGCGTCATCTCCGATACAAGTTTTTTCTTAACTAAGAAGTTAAGTACTTCAGAAATGGAGCAGGAGATTAAGCCAGCATACAAGATGCCAACAAACCATCCTTTGCTACCCAGCCACACCGGTAAACCGGCCAGGAATGATTGACTCGAACAATCAGTAGTTAAAACCAAAATAACATCATAATTATACCTCATTTTACAAGATTATGTCAAAAGGAAAGAAAACGGAGGAATCAAAATGACCAACGCAATCATTTACACAAAGAACGCATGCCCAAACTGCGAGCAAGTAAAATGGGCACTAAATGCCGCAGGAATAGTCTATGAAACTCGTAATATCGACGAAGACCCATCGCACGCAGCCTGGATGGCGGACAAAGGTTATATGAGCGCACCTGTAACCGTGTTTCCTAGCGGAAAGGAATTAGTCGGGTTTGATATGGGCGAGTTTGCGAGAGAGTTAAATCTATAAAAGGAGCGTGAGTAAATGGGTGTAAGTAAATACGATAACGAAGCGGCACACCGTCGCATTGAGCATAACTATGCATTAGACAATCCGAAATCAATCGATTTATTACTGCGACATTTACCGTATATGCAAGAGCGTAGGTTTAATGGCGACTATGCAGCATCGGATGTGTTAATGGATATGGAGACGGCCGTTGCAAACGCGGACTTGACGGATAGGCAGCGTCAAGTCTTACGGTTAGTATATTTCGAGGATATGAAACAGCGGGACGTGGCAATCTCGCTTGGCATAACGGCACCGACGGTTAATTTGTATAAGCGGTTGTTAGCGCAAAAGATAGCGGCAGTGTTTGAACGATGGGCCTGGAATGACGAGGGCTATAAATTGACGGTAGCAAAGGTCGAAAGAGAGGCGGTCGCTTAATGCACTATACATTCGATATAAACGGAGATTACAAAACGCAATTCGAAACGTATGTAAATACACTAATTACCGCTCTCCGAGAAAGCGATTCTAGCGCGATTAGTAATAGAGATGTACGTGCGAAAGAAATTAAATCGCTCACAGACGCTTATGTGGAAGCGGTGGGAGAGCGGCCTGAACCGAAACAACTCGAACGATTGGCTGATTTGCTGCTATACGAGGAGTTACACGATACACACCCCGACAAGATGACTCGTGAAGAATATCCGATTATGAGCGATCATCAGTTGGCGAGGAGGCATAGCGGAGAAGTATCGATGAAAGTAGCGGAAGAATACGGAGTGGATCGGAAAAACTACAAGCCTCCGGTACGAAGGAAGCGTACGAGAAAAGAGACGTGGCAAATCGATAAGGAAGCGAAGTCTAGGAACGAGGAGAGGCGGAAGGCATATCGGGAGTTTACGCGGGTGCAGGTGGTTAGAAATTATATGGCAATAAACGAAAGAGACTGCTGAAATAGTGGTCTTTTTTGTATTCTATAAATATGTTAAAATTGGTATATTAGATAGAATTTACTAAAGATAGGATGAGGTCGAGAGTATGGGTTTTAAAGCAGAAGTTTTACGTGTTTTAATTGCTTCACCCTCAGATGTACAACAAGAGCGTGATGAAATTGAAAGGGTTATATTTGAGTGGAACATCCGATACTCTGAGGAATTGAATATCATCCTTTTGCCGAGTAGATGGGAAAATGATGTTGTTCCAGCGTATGGTGGAATGGATGCCCAACAAGTGATAAATGAGCAATTAGTAAATAAATGTGATATTTTGATTGGGGTATTCTGGATGAAGCTTGGAACTCCAACGACTAGATATTCATCCGGAACACTTGAAGAAATTAGTATCTTTATTGAAAAAGAAAGAGAAGTAATGCTTTATTTTGTAGATAGAAATATACCAAGAAATAGCAATCTAGAAGAAATTCAAAGGGTAGATAGTTATAGAAATGAATATGGGAAAAAGGGAGTTTATGCGCCTTACGATATTCATAGAATAAGGGATCATTTATATAGGAAGGTATTGGCACATAAAACAAAGAATGAAGGGATTATGAATCAAAATCATGAGGCTCAAAAGATAAATAACATTTATTTAGAAAATCTTATAAAATCAAAAACTTTATCTATTAAGGAATTAATACTTTTAGAATACATAATTGATACGGAAAACAGACACTTTGGAAGTGTGTGGAATTCTAAGGAGACTGTACAAAAGTTAAGGGAATGGGAAAACCAAAAAGACCTGGTATGTGAACTATGGCAAAATTATTCTGAAGTTATCGCTAATTTTATTGAACGAGGGTTACTTGAAGAAAAAGAGTTTCACTATATTGAGGACTATGTATTGACGTATGCATTGCCTTTACCGTTATTTGATCAAATACGAAGACTTTCTGTTGAAAGCAAAGAGATAATCCAAGCGGCGGTTTCATCGCAGACTTTGGAATTGCCATTTTAAATATTTTTATTTTCGTTCCACTTTATTAGTATCAAGGAGAAGCATAAGGAACTCGAAGCGTTACGTGAGAAGCATCAACCGTATAACGTAACGAAGGAGGGTGAATAGAGACCGCCATCTCTGGCGGCTATTTCTTTTAAAGCGAGAGGGAAGAACAAATGACGAATGATATAATTATGGATGAAGAGTTGTTGGATAGAATAATTAATGATGTTTTAAATAAAGAGCCATTGTATGTGTTAATTAAAGGACATTTATATATAGAAGCTATAATGGTGAGAATGCTTAATTTCCATTTTGAATGCGAATTCAAAGATAATATATTTAATTTCTCGCAGAAACTGGAGTTAATAAGTGCGATAGGATATATTGATTCTGGGCTAAAGAATGCAATCTCGAAGATAAATAGAGTAAGAAATGACTTAGCGCATAATGTAGATATACACATTGATGGGAAGAAAGTAGACGATATCCTAAGTACGCTTCCAAAGAAAAATAAAGAGAATATCATAAAAAGGGCTAAAGAATACGGATATAATCTCTCTGAACGCTTGCTAGCTAATATACTTGTTGAGGTAATTTGGCAATTATCACTGAATACTAAATTTCCATATGTAAAATATTTAGATAAAAATGAGATAGGAGTGATAAATAATTAATATAAAGTAAAAATGTTATTTCGTCACACTACTAATTTCTCCTCTTTTAGTTATCTATACGTAATAGGGAAACGAATGAGACGGGTAAGCTCCGTCCACCCTTCGTATTTATAACGGAAGGGGAAAGCGAAATGAATACGATGAGCGATGAACACTGTTATTGCGACAGTGTTTTTTATTGTGTAGCATAACCCAAAAAGCCGGAGAGGTTTCGTCCTCCCGGCTTTTTGGGTTATGCCCTTTAGCGTCTATTTATATTTCCACATCATGTGGATTACGAACAAGACAGATACGACAGTGCATGCTACACCAAATGTATTTGCGTTACATTCAACAAGCTGCTTATGTACCCATACAAAGAAGGGTGCTCCGTATGATCCTAAAAGAAACATTGTGAAATTTGTAAGATAGAATGTAATTACTGCTCCTATATTTTCCATATTATATATTCCTCCATATTTTTATTCTTCTGGGTAATAGCTAGATTTTACGTCACAGTATTACCCATGCTTTAAAATAGGAAGGTGAATATGGAAAAAGAATTAGCTCAATTCTTTCTTACCTTGTGAGGACAATATACTTTAAAAAATTGATACACTATTTTTCTATTAATATAGTGATTTGCGATCTAATCCTGCTTCGAGGAATATTAAGAGTTTTAACAAACTGATTTAAAATTATATTTTTAGGCATGTGTATCACCTCCTTTCATAGTTATTAGTAGTTTGAAATATGTCCTCACAAATAAAATTATACAAACATAATTCTTAAATTACAATAAATAAATGATTGGGAAAGTTATTTTGCTACTAATTTCCGCTAGTTTAGTTATCTATACGTTATGAGCATAATTTTAACTAAAAGGAGACGATTAAATGGCGGATAACAAATCACGCGAATTAAACGCACTAAGCAGCTTACAAATTAACGTAGAACTAGACGCTTCGGAAGCGATTAAAGGTTTAAAAGCGATTCAAAGAGAAGCGAAAGCCGCAACGAAAGCACTGCGAGAATTAGAAGAAGCGCAAAAAGCGGTGAATAACTAATGACTACTTTAAGAATTATCGATGTAACTACCGGTGAAGATCGTACACAAGAATATAGTTTAGTTAACCGTAAGCAAGCCGAAGGATTTAAGCGTGCTATCGAAAAGGAACAGTATCGTTTATTATCAAGAGGTAAGAATTGGGTAGCGAGTTATCACGACCCTATCCGAGAAATCATTACGGGCTTAACATTAACAGAGGCAGGAGCGATTATAAAGCTCTTGCCTTTTTTGCGTTTTAAAAGCGAAGGTAAACTAATTAAGGATGGTAAGCCGTTAAAACAAATGGACATTCAGCGCATCTTTAAACGTGGTAAGGTCGCTACTACTAAGATATTAACTCGCTTAGAGGAGTTAAGTGTTATTCACGTTTTAAAAGAAGGACGTAGCAACGTTTATTCTATTAGCGCTAACTTTCATACAATGGGCGATGTTAAGGATGGTGAGCGATTTACGAAACTCTACCAGGTGAAAACGCAAGAAATCGTAGCTGATCTCGATTTAAACGAAGTAGGTTTACTTTACAAGATTCTACCGTTCTTTCATTTTCAAACGTATTACTTATGTAACAACCCGAATGAGCAAGACGCTAAAGAAATTAAGCATTTAAATCGCGAAGAGTTGGCGGAAGCTACTGGCCACGATTTAGCAACGATAAGTGTTACCGTTAATAAGTTACGAAGCAAAGGCGTTATCATGACGACTAACAGTAGAAATAGTGTTAGGTATTTAGTTCATCCCGACGTTATGTATCGTAAGGACACTGAGGATGAATATACGGGAGTTGTACGTAGAATGTTTGCGGAACATATGACGAGAATCTAGTAAGTAGCTTATAGATTTATTACTAGAATATAGACTAGTAAACAAGCTATTTTTGTTTTTTAGCATAGAATATGATTAATCCTGTTGTTGAGAGGAGGTAATCATATATGAGAAATGATTTTCGTTTCGAAGGCTTCCGAGATTGTAATAGATTTTGGGATGATTTAATGTTTGGAAGATGTAGATGCAGACGTAGGGATTGTGATGAATGTCGTTTTAGACACGAGCACCATCGTGACTGTGAATGTGATGAATGTCGTCGCAGACGCAACCACGATCGTGATGACCGTCGAGAGTGGTAAATATTTAGAAACGAGTGCTTTTCTTAAAAGTGCTCGTTTTTATATTCACGGATTTTCTGAATTCTTTATTAAAAGGTAATTTGAAATTATCGTAAAAACTATGTTGTCAAAACGATACCTATTACCTATATCTATGTTGTCAAAACGATACCTATTGAAATTGCCTTGATCCTTAGAGCCACAACGGTTAGAGGTAGATTTAGGCGGATTTCTTCTCTTTATCTTGTTGCGTAATTAATACGTAAGAAAAAGGATAAAAGATAAAACCTTGCGACTTCGGTTCCGGCTATCGCCTCCACTCGTCGCTACTATACTTATTAATTATATTATCGATAATAAATACTTTATCGGTGAAGTTATAAAAAGGATAGTGGCAGACGACTTTGGAGCGAAGCGGAAAAGGCGGATGCAAGGTCTTATGTGTTTTATCTTTTTATAGAGCGTTATACATACGGAAAGGAGGACGTAATACATGGCGAGAGGTAAAAGTTCCATAAGAGGTATTATTGAAATAGACGGTGTTAAATACGAAGCAAAAACATGTACTTTGTGCGTAGAAATGAAAACGTTAGATGATTACGGAGTCCAATCTAACACAAAAGATAAAAGAAAATCTAGATGTAAGTTATGTTTAGCGGAGTTAAGCCGTAAGTACAATAAAACAAATCCAGAGAAAAGACGTATATCTGAATCGAATTGGAGAAATCGAAATCCAAAGAAAGTTAAAGAGATGTCTAAACGTAGTAGAAATATACATAAAGACGCATACAAGAAAAGGTTAGAAAAGTGGAAAGAACTTAACACAGAACGAAATAAAGCACTAAAAAGAGCTCACACGCAAAACAGAAGAGCATTAGAAAAGTCATTAATTAATGACTACACAGCAACAGAAAGTGAGTTTAAACGATTACTTTATAATGGATGTGCACTATCTGATAACACAGAAGACCTACATGACGACCACTTCATAGCACTATCAACAGGTCATTGTGGTACTTACTTAGCCAACATAATCCCTTTAAGTAGCGAATTAAATTTATCGAAATGTAATAAGAATCCGTTTGAGTGGTTAAATGAAGTTGACGATGTTATCGACTATAAGAAAGCCGCTGAAACAATTATTATGTTAGCGTATTTAAATGAAATGACCGTACAAGAGTATATTGATTTTGTTTACTGGTGTTACGAAAATCCTAGAAGCCCAGAAGAAGTTAAAGATAAAGTTAACAGTATAGAAATGTGGAGACAGTCAAAAACAGAAGGCGGTGAAATTAATGGCGCTCAAAGTATTAAAAGAGGAACACTATAAAGCTATTGAATTGTTACTTCATCCGAAACAGCAACGAATGACAAAAGAACAAATCGCTAAGGAAGTAGGTGTCCATCGAAACACCTTGACGAAATGGGAGCGTGATGAATTATTTCAGGCGGAGTTAAAAAAGGCAGTAGTAACACGCACTCACTCAAGACTAGATGAGTTAGTCAGTGCTATGATGGATAACGCCATTGAAACAGGCAATGCCGCGCTTGCCAAATTACTATTGCAAATGAATGGTATGTTAGTTGACAAGCACGAGATAGAGACTAAAGACAGTAGTGTTATTGACTACGGAAAGTTAGACGAGGAGATAGAAGCATTTAGCGAAAAGCTACTCGAAGAGTAAACGATGTTGCACACGTAGTAACCTCGCTTGTTATACAATAGGAAGAAACTCGGATACGAATGTATTAGAACTATGTGCAATAGTGTGCGACAGGTCAGTCGCTCGCTCTAGACGGACGCACCCTCGAAACTTTTCGTAGAGTTTATGCACGTTCTTATGCAATGTATACCGATGTAACGGACGCTACAAACGTTGATACTACGTATGCATAAAATAACTAACGAATAAATGGATGATAATAATTCGATAAACGTTGATATAATAGCGTTTTGGATTGTTAACGAATGTAACAAAAGATGATTCTGTTACATTGGATATTCGAAAATGCGCATAAAATATACGGAATGGAAAAAGGGGCGGGGGACGGTTTTTGGAACAAGGCCCGTCAGGTGCGAGAGAAATCCGCGCATCAAAAATAACGTTTGGTTTTACGCAAGTGTAAAACGAAAAAGACCACGTCGTCAAGACGCAGTCCTTACAAGTTTATTTCGATATAAACATCGTCGATTTGTTTCTGTTCGATACAGAGATATACGAGTGTTTCTCGTTGGCTTGAATGGTTCAATATCGTTTGTAATAACGCTAAATCAGTACCGTTCTTATAAGCATGAAATGCGAAGGTTTTTCTTAAAGTGTGCGTGCCTATTTCGATACTAAGTCCGGCACGATCAGCCGCAGTATTTAAAATCCTATAAGCTTGGATACGAGAGATTGCCTTGTCGCCCTTACGTGATGGGAACAACCAATCGTTATCATCAGCCGTTGTTGGAATTAATTCCGCAACGGCTTTTTTTATGGAACCGTTTAGGTGAAATCGTTTGGACTTGCGAGTCTTTGTTTCTTTTAATGATATAGATTCCTTACCGCGTATATCTCCGACTTTCAACTTAAGTATGTCGGAAATACGTAACGCTGAATTAATGCCGAATATGAAAAGTAATAAGTCACGCGGCTTTCCCGCCAAGGCCTTTTTCATTTTATCAATATCTCGTTTTGAACGGATGGGTTGAACTATGCCCGCCATATGTATTACCTCCAGTTATTCAATGTAACTTAATCTCGTTTTGTTACTTTCAGTATAGCGGTTAATTTTTCCATAGTCAATCATTAATTATGAAAGGAGACGGTTAATATCGCATGGATTAACGGAGAATGGTTTGAAAGAAAAGAACGCTTAGAAAAAGTCAATCAGCTACGAAAGTACATCGTTCCTAGAGTACGTAACCGACACAAACTTACTGACGATGAAAAGTTAGAACTTACAACGTATATCAACGAGTTTAACCGTCTCCAAGATATTAACCGAGGAGAAACGGACTTACTTTTCTTCGCTTACAATTACTTCGGTGAGAATCGAAACAAAGAAAACACCGGTAACTGGATACCAGAATTTCAAGTGCCGGACGGATTTAACTTAGATAACATCACGGCATATGCACCGCATTTCCACGAAGAGATATGCGACATCATGAACGTGGTGTCTAACGATGAGATAAATAAGCGTGTAGCAGTAGCGGCACCTCGTTCGCATGCTAAATCGTCTTACTTATCGAAGGCTTTTCCGATTCATGAGATTTGTTATCGAAAAAGGTTTTATATCATCTTAATCTCAGAAACTCCGTCGGTATCTAGCGCCAACTTAGAGTGGATTAAGCTACAGTTACAATCCAACGATAAATTACGACGTGACTTCGGGCAACTGTTACATACGAAGCAACAAATGAATCCAAGGGATAATACGTCAGAATTCATCGCTTGGGAACCGAAGGGAAAAGACGATAAGAAATTACTAACGTTAGTACAAGCGGCTTCCACTGGACAAGCACTACGTGGTCGAAACTGGAACGGTAAGCGTCCGGATTTAATCGTATGTGATGACCTGGAAGATAAACGGAATACCAATACGGCCCAATTACGACAGGAGTTAAAAGATTGGTTCGCACAGGTAGTAATTCCGTTAGGTGATCCGGAAGGAAAACGGACAGCAATTGTATTTATGGGTACGACAGTTCATCCGCAATCATTATTAATCGATATTATGGAGCGACGTTCTGACTTTGAATCTCGTAAATACAGAGCGCTAATTACCCCGCCTACTAGACAAGATTTATGGGCGGAATGTGAACGTATCTATAAAGACCGAGAAGACAAAGCGAGAGCAAGAAACGCTGAACTATATTTCACCGCTAACCATGACGAAATGATCGAAGGCGCCGAAGTACTTTGGGAAGAAGTACAGCCGGTATTTAAATTAATGAAGTTCAAATGGGATAACGGCAGTAAAGCGTTTAACACCGAGCTACAGAATAACCCTATTGACGAAGAAGTAATGGTATTCAACCCTGATAATTTCAATTACTGGAATGATAAACAAATAAACCGTAACTTCCTTAGCGGTGAGTATTTCGTTTCCATCGGAGTCGACTTGGCGATGGGGAAAGAACGCGGTGACTATTCAGCGATTTCAGTCGTAGCAAAACATAGAGAAACGGATACAATCTACGTAATCGATTCGTACGGTGAGCGTTTGCACCCTGACAAGTTTATGAAAGTAATCGTCGATAAAGTACTACATTTTCGACCGGATGTAATAGCGGTCGAAGCGCAGGCCGCGCAGGAATTCTTCGCTGATATGGTTTCGAAACGATTAATCGAAAAAGGTTACCCGGCAATGACTCGCTTAGTTAAGATTAAGCAACGTTCTCGAAAAGAGTTACGCTTAGAAGCGTTGTTGCCACGAATAGAAAATGGAGAAATTCAATTTGACAGAAGACATTCGTTATTACTCGAACAGTTTCAATACTATGGAACGAATATGCACGATGACTTACCTGATAGTTTAGAAATGGCTGTTTCAGTTACGGACAAAGGACGTAAAAGAAAGGCAGGTAATGCAGGTAACTATCGATATTAAAGAAAGGAGGTAACTTATGCGAATTTTCCCTGATAGGAATCTAATGAATCCTATTGAGTATGTTGTCCCTATACGTACAGCATTAGGAGACACCGAATGGCAAAGAATCCTTGATGAAATCAGGCTATATCGACGATATGACGGAGACTTAAATGTTTGGTCTGATTATACGAAACCCTCACAACTGGACTACGAGCCTACGAAATTAGAGCTTAACTATCCACGAAAGATAGTTGACACGATTGCAGCTTGGCAATTCGAGAAGGAACCGAAAGTAACAGTCCCACCCGATGTCCTAGACGATCCAGCGCTTATGATTCAACCAGGCTATACACCTAGTGAAGAACAGCAGACGGAGAATAGTCGAGCAAAAGCAAAAGAGCGGTTATTAACGTGGGTTTGGGACGATAATCGAATGCACGAAAAGCTGTTAGCCGCAGCAAAAGACCGTTCAATTTCGAGAACGGGTGTTTACGCACGTATTCATTTCGATAACCGCCGTGGAGAATTTAAAATCATTTGGCATCCCTCTACGGAAGTAATTGCAGTACACAACGAATGGGATAAGGATCAGTTAGATGCTGTACACTTTATCGCATGGCTTGACGATGAACAAACACGTCTATGGAAACTCTCGTATTACTTAGTTTGGCACGAAGAAGCCGGGACGTACGACTGCGAAATAGAAGAGGCTGTTCATGACGGAGATTTAAGCGTACAAGAGTCGAGGGTTGAGCGTTCATCAATGGGACTCGATTTTATTCCAGTAGTTCATGTTCCAACCGAAAAACTAAGCGGTCGAACTATCGGTTACAGTGAATTAGAAAAAACGATTGAACTTTCAGAAGAGATTGACCGTAAGATGTCGGATTACTCAGATGCAATTCGTTTTGAAATGTTCGCTATTAATCTACTTGTTAATGTAGACGAGGACCCGAAGAATCCGTTACAAATCGCTCCAGGTGCGAAATGGAATCTCGGTGATGGCGATAAAGAAAGTGGAGTACCTAGCGCAAGTAAGTTAGAAAGCGGATTTAAGTTTAAAGAAACGATTGAAGCGTATCTTGACCGATTACAAAAACGACTACATGAAAAAGCAGAGGTACCAATTGTAAACACTGCCGACATGAACACTGGTGGTATTAACGATATGGCCGTTCAACTTATGTTCAGCTCGATTATATCGAAGACTCAACGTTCTTGGGTAATATGGCAATCACGTTTACAAACTTTAAATGAGTATATCCTTCGATATATGAAAGCAAGACAAGAACATCCACACTTTAAATATGATAAAGAAATGCTTGCAAAGGTAGATAACTATTATTCTAGCGAGATTATTTTCGGCTTACCTCTACCACAAGATCAAAAAGCGTTAATCGAGCAGTTGGGCGAAGAAATATCCAACGAAATTGAATCTATTAAAGGCGCTATCACACGTAGTGGTAAAGAAAATGCGGAGCAGAAATTCATGGAGATTATCCAAGAACGCCAGCTCAAAAGACAAACGCAAGACCCTTATAAAGAAACGTAAACATGCCTTACGAAACGGCATTAAACTTTCGGACGAATTAAATTATAGCCGACGGGCTTAAAACGGTTGGAGGGAATAGTATGAGTGAAGTAGTAAAAGAAGATGTTGTCGTAACTGACCCAAAAGACGAAACGAAAACTCTTACACAAGAACAAGTCGATGAAGTAGTTGCAAAACGACTTGAGCGCGAGCGCAAAAAATACGAAGACTACGATGATATTAAAGCGAAATTAGTTGCGTTTGAGCAAGCGGAAGAAGAACGAAAGAAACAAGAAATGACTGAGGTAGAACGTTTGCAAGCCGAAAAAGATGAAGCGGCTAAAAAAGCGATTGAAGCTTCGGAATTAGCGCAGAAAGCACAAGAAAAGGCAAACGTTCGAATCTTGGATACGGAAATTAAAAGTGTTGCACGTTCTTTGAATGCAAATGATCCAAACGATGTATTAGCGTTATTAGATAAGTCGGATATTAATGTCGATGAGGAAGGAAATATCCAAGGCGTAGAGTCAGCGGTTGAATCTTTAAAAGTAAGTAAGCCGTGGATGTTCAAACAAGTTATCGGAGTGGATGCGTCAGGCGGAGCTAATCCCAAAACTAACCCTAAAGCTAACGAATTATCAGCATTAGAAAAAGAGTTAGTGGAGGCGAAAACCGAAGCGTTAAAAAATCCAAAGCTTGCTGGTAAAGTTACGCAATTATACAACAAAATACTCGAATTAAAATCGAAGAAGTAGATCAGTCGTTGGTTCCAAACCTACGGCTTTTTTATATTAAAAAACAATTAGGAGGCTATTAAACATGGCAGTAGCAAATACTTATAATTTCCAACAACAGGTTCGTCAAATGCAGGCGAATGTAGACTTAATTCTTACGAAAGCACCGGTATTATTCGGTATTATTGGTACAGGTGAAGCCCTTACGCAAACAAAATTCGAGTGGCAGAATGATTATTTAAACAGTGATACAGGTATCGTAAAGACAGCGGCAAAAGCAGATGTTACAGAATTAACATTAGAAGAAGGAGAAGCACGTAAATTTGCAGAAAATGCATTAGTCCAAAACGGTCTAGAAGTGTTACGTGTGTTATCAGTAGATGAGTTAGCTGACAAAATCACTGTTCAACGTGGATACGATGAGACGACACCAGAAGCGATTGAAGCGAAAGGCGAATTAAAAGTAATTGCTAGACCACGCCCTGAAGGTGAAGATACTTTCCGTAAGAACGAGATTAACGATCGTCTTATGTCATTCAACTTATCTCAGATTTTCTCTAGATATGCTTCAGTATCTCGTACACAACAACAAGTTAATACTTACGGTGTCGAGGACGAACTGGATTACCAAGTTAACCTACGTCTTCAAGAAATGATTCGTGAGATCAACAACTCATTGATCTATGGCCGTAAATTCGAAGGGAATGGGCAGCAACCACGTACTTCTGGAGGTTTATTTGCGTTCGCTAATGAGCAAAAATCACACGTACAAGACTTCAAAGGTAAAGAAATCGATGCTAAATCGTTAAATGATGCAGTAGAGCAAGTATTTGTTCGAGGTGGTTCAGCAAATACAATCCTATGTGCCCCTAATGTTGCGCGACAAATTACGAAATTAGGTGGCGACACTATCCGTACAACTCGCCAAGATACAGCGGCTGGGTACCAAATCTTATCGTTCGTTTCTGATTTGCCAGGTGGAGCAATTTCTAGTGTAGTAGTCGACCAAAACATGCCAAAAGACCGTGCATTACTACTAGACACAAGCAACATTAAGGCTCGTTATTTAACACCTATCTACGACCAAGACGCAACATTACCAGGTGGAGACTATTTCTCTCGTGTAATCCGCGGTGAGCTTGGTTTCGAAATTAAAAATGCAAAAGAATCAATTGCTGTATTAAGCGGAATTTCAAAAACAGTTTTATAGTTAACGGCGACTAATAAGTCGCCTTTTTACTTATATGAAAGGAGTGCTACAGATGGCTATTTCAGAAAATGAAGTGAAACGTTTAAATTTATCAATGCCTGTTGCCAATGATGTTAAGTTAGGCGATATCATAAAAACTTTACAAGAGTCTTCAGGTGGTTCAATTAATGTTACTTGGTCAGATGTTAGTAATAAGCCGAGTACGTTCCCATCTTCTACTCATACGCATACAATCGCTAATATAACAGACCTTCAAAATACACTTAACGGAAAGTTAGCCGCAAGCAAGGTCGCAACACAACCTAATAGTGTGGCTACAGATATAACAGGTCTTGTATCGGATTTCAACTCATTACTTACGAAACTAAGGTCAGCAGGAATCATGAGTTAATTACTATAACGGAGGTGACGCCAAATGACGGTGTCAGAACGATTGCAGTCTCGATTATCAAAGGTTCCAGGCGTTACGTCGACTGACATTGACGCTTGGCTAGCCGAAGCTTTAGTTGAGTCAGATTTTACCGAAGAGGAAAACGCTAATGCGGTATTTTATCTTGCCCTCACATACGCTTATGAAGCTATTGCAGCGGATTCAGCTCGGTTTTTTAAATATACCGATGGCGAAGAAGCTGTAGACAAATCTATGGTCTTTGCGAATTATCAAAGATTAGCAGCAGACGCACGTAAACAATATCGAAAATATAGACGTGGCAAAGGTGCTAGTCAGACATTTGCAAAGAGAGCGGATTGGAGGTAGCTATGTGAGCGATTTACAACGTGAATTTGACGAATCACTTGATAAAATATCAAAGCAATACGAAAAAGAGAATGAAAAACAAGTTGAAGAGACGGTAGGTGCAATTATGTTAATCCGTCTCTTTTTATTGGACTTAATTAATGACTACCAAAAAGATGGTGTTATTAAACGAGGTAGATTGAATGCTTTATTACGAGATTTAGATTTTTATGAAAAGGGATTTCGTAAGCAAGCAGGGGTATCGTTTGAAAAGATGATTAGTGATACATCGAAATGGACAACTTCCAAACTTGCTGAGACTCCATTAAAAGTAAAAGATTTAGATTCTGTAAATCAGCAAATTGTGAGGAACATGCTAAAGCGGAGAGGTGAGGATGGTTTAATCCTATCTGACCGAGTGTGGAACCTAGCAGGTGATATGCGAGCAGAGTTAACTAATGTTATTCGAAGATCTGTCCTTAAAGGGGAAGGCATCAGTACGATCTCTCAGAAAATACGAGAAGTACATGATAATGAGAAATGGAAAGTCGAACGTGTAGCAATTACGGAAAGTAATAATACACACCGGGCAGCTACTATTTATAACGGTAACGAGAGTGATATTGTCACAGGTTACAAGATTATTGATAATGGACATCGACACCGTTATCACTCAAAGCATATGTGTTACAAATTAGCCAGACGCGACGCTTATGGATTAGGACCAGGAAGATATCCGAAGAAGATTCCTGATAGTTTGCTAGCTCAATTAATTAACCCACATCCACAATGTTCATCTCGTTTAAATTACATTATTGGAGAGGAGGTATAACGAGTGTTAACTGAAAAAGACATCGAACAAATCCGAGCCAATCGTGAATTAATCGAACAGAATCGTCGTGAAGCTATTATTATCTGGCGAAAGGGTACTAAAGAAGAAGATCCGATTACAGGTGAAGAAATTACTGGTGAAGATATTCAAGAAACGGTACAAGTTGTTTGGAAGAAATTCACGTTAGAAGACAAAGCAAAGTTTTTAGGAACTGATGTAAAAGAAGGTGAAGCACTTGTTACTTTCCGACTCAATATTGATTTGAATGACGTCAAGTACATCGAAAAAAAAGGTATTAAATATGTAATCGACTTAATTGATGAACGAGGATTGGGCGGAATCAACCGTCGAGAAGTAGTCGTAAAGAGGGTGATTTAATGAAAGTCAGTGCGAGAATTAAAGGAATCGAAGATATTTACCGCAGGAATAATCCCGATCGTTATAAAACACCGGTTGCGAATACTGTGGAAAAACATGCGAGGTTACAAGCGAATACAGCTTCGAACAGAGCGCCAGTTGACTCAGGTAATTTAGCAGGAAGCATTCCACCGAGTGTTAAACCGATTAAAGAGGATAAAACAGGATGGTCTTACGGATCACCAGTTATTTATGCGGACGTTCAAGAGTTAACACATAAAACGAAAAAGGGATTTATGCGTAAGACTGCATTCGAAGGCGAGCAACCGTTAATATCCGACTTAGAAAAAGCGATGCAACGAACAGCGAGAGGTTTATAACGATGTATACAGTAAATGACGTAATGTATTCGCTGAAAAAATCGTTAGAAGAGTTCGCACCTACTACTTGGGTGTACGATGGGGTCTCCTTAACTGGAAAAGCAAAACCGTTTCTTACGATTGAATCACTAACGGGAACCATTGATAGGTATTCGAAAGATAATTACGCACGAAATCACCTAATACAAATCGGGGTATATTCCGATACAGTATCTAACCGAAATGAATTACAAGATAGAATCATCGACCGACTAGAAAGGCGACCTATCAACTTGTACAACACAAGTTCGAAGGTACCTACGCTAGTCGGTTTTTTATATGCGGAAGTTTCGTCATGTGAGCCGATTCCGCAAACAGATGCCACTCAACTAACGGCGAAACACCTCAGCTTTATCACAATTACGATTTAAATCAAGGAGGAATATGGATGGCTGGAACAACTGAAACTACGGTAACGACACAAGCAGTATCACCTGAGTTTAAAGGGAAAGAAACGTTATATTTAATCGACATTCCACAAGTGACGGGTACTTCGAAAACAGTCCGATTATTTAATCAAACGTCAGGTTCACGTTCTATTGAAGCAGGTGAGATTGAATTGAAAACAAAAGACAAATCCGGTAGCGATTACGGTGATGTAACACAATCGGTATCTATCGAGGGTGTAAGTACGGAAGGTGACGAAGCATTAGATTACATCGAAGAAGCAATTACGAATAAGAAACTCGTTAAAATTCACGAAGTTTCCTTACGCAGTGCAAAAGCGGGTGAGTATAAATCGAAGAGCGGTGCGTTTATGCTGAGTAGCGTCGAGCTTTCGCATGAAAATGAGGAGTTCTCGAAGTACTCTATCGAGGCGAAGTTAAACGGCGGGCTGTCTGTAGGTAAAATTACAACGATTCCATCTGGTGCTCCAGATGGATCAGTCGTTCAACCATAGAGAATTGATTAGTAGGCGGGGGAAACTTCGCCTTTTACTTTTGCAAATAAATATAACTAATTAACGGAGGTTTTTATAAATGACTAAATCATATACACGTTTTGAAGTGAAAGGGAAAGAGCACGAGCTTAAATACGGTTTTGAAGCAATTAAATTAATCGATAGCAATGGTGGTCCATTCGAATTTGTGCAAAAAGCAATGCAAGGCGGTCTTGAGGATTTCGTTGACGTTATTTACTACGCATTGATTCATACAGGAGAAGGTATTACACGAAAGGACATAGAGGAAGAAATTGAACGTCAATTATTGTCCGAAGAGTTATCTTTCGATGACATCTTAAAGGTAAATAAGGCGGTAGTTCTTAATAGTTTTTTCTTCAAGAAAACAGTGAACAAGTTACTAGCGAGCATGGGCGAGGATCAGAAGAAAGCATTCGAGAGCCTATACGAATAAACGTCGATGATTTATTAGCCGATTGTTTTCGATATTTTGGTATGTCAACGCTTGAGTCAAAACGGATAAGCATCAAAGAGTATCACATTATGCTTACCGGATACCGTGAGCGTCTACTAGATACTTACGAGATTGCTAGTGTTCAAGCTTTATTTTACCGAAATGCCCAGAGCGAGAAGGTAAAAAGTCTAGACGACATCTTTAAACGTCCAGAAAATGCTCGGGCGATAGAGGCAAAAGAAAAAGAGCGTGAACGATTAACGGAAAAAATTCACGCAAACGAAGCTTTATTCGACGACATCGAACGAGCATTACGAAGTCAGAACGGAAAAGGCGGTGAATAATTATTAGTCAAAATAGAGTAGAGGTACAACTATTAGCGGACATATCATCGTTGCGAAGTAGTTTGACACAAGCGACTCAATTATGGAGAAACTTTCACCAAGCGGTTAGTCAGCCAATAAACATACCGGCGCCTAATGTACCGCCTCCACCTCGAATTCCTACACCGCCAGCACCGGCTCCGCCTGATATGTCGGGTTGGCAACGGACGTTTCAAAATGTAGGCAACCAAGCGCAAGAAATGGGGCGTAGGGTACAGGCAGTGGGGCAAAGTATGACAACGGCCTTTGCTCCACTTGCATATGCTTCCGGGAAGGCTTTTGGAAGTATGATTAAAAATTCGATGGAATTCGAACAACAAACTCGTAAAGCGGCGGTACTTACTGGAGGGGCTTACGGACAAGTTAAGAAAGACATTCTAGAAATGGCAACTAGCTCCGTATATTCGACGGGTCAAGTAGCGGCGGCATATGCAGAACTAGGAGCGAAAGGATTTGACGCAGCACAATCAACCGCAGCGTTACCAGGCGTTCTATCAGCGGCCGCAGCTTCCGGAGAAGACCTCGGAATGGTAGCTGATACGATAACTTCCGCATTAAACGCGTTCGGTATGGAAGCAAAGGATAGCGGGCATGTAGCAGATGTACTAGCACAGGCGGCAAATGCAACAGCAGCTGGCGTATATGATATGCAGTACGCATTTAAGTACGCAGCTGGTCCGGCGGCACAGTTAGGTATTGGAATGGAAGAACTTGCAGCATCTGTTGGTATCATGTCTAACGCAGGTATCAAAGGGGAAACGGCTGGTACAGCATTAAGATCGGCAATGCTTCGTTTAGTAAAACCACCAAAAGCAGCCGCTAATATGTTGAAGCAACTCGGTGTTACTACGACCGACAGTAGCGGAAACATGAAGTCGCTTTCTCAAATTATCGGTGAATTACAAACGGGTATGGAAGGAATGACGAGTGCTCAGAAAGGGGCAGCATTAGCTACGATATTCGGTACGGAAGCTGTTTCCGGTATGATGGCACTTGTTTCAGCAGGCCCGGAGAAAATCGATAAACTTACGCAATCACTTATCAAATCGGATGGAGCTTCGAAAAAAGCAGCCGATTCAATGCTCGAAGGTTGGGCAGGTGCAATCGTTAAAATGCAATCGTCAGTTGACGTAGCAGCTCGTGCATTTACGGATTCTTTAGCACCAGCGATAGTCGTAGTAGCTGATGCAATTAAGGCAGCATCGGAATGGTTCAACGGGCTATCCTCAACGATGAAAACAACAATTGCAACAGTAGTTACAGCTGGAGCAGCATTTACTGTCTTTATGGCTGCATTGGGATTTTTAATCAGTGGTATAGGTAGTTCTATAATCGTATTCGGCAAATTATTCTTAGCGATAGGTAAGTTAGGCTCAGTTATTAGTGTGCTAGTTGAAGGGATTACTATTTTAGGAACTATAATTGGTGCGCTTTTAGGTCCTGTTGGTATAGCAATTGGAATAATAGCTCTATTAGGTGTAGCACTAGTTCAACTATACAAACATAACGAGACAGTCCGTAACGCAATGAATAGTGCTTGGGAATCCATTAAAAATGTTACTGTTTCCGCAGTAGAATCTATGAAATCGGCTCTAGACTCATTTGGTGCGTATCTTGCAACAATCCCCGCTAAGTTTTCAGCGATGGGTAGCGCGATAGGTGCTTTTTTTGAGTCCGTAAAAGCGAAGTTTATCGGACTTGGGCAAATGATAGGCGGGGCTTTCGGTTCAGCTATCGAAGGAATAAGTGCTAAGTTTTCAGGTATTAGTTCTGCGATTTCGCCAGTCGTAGATTATATTAAGTCTTCATTCGCATCGATAGGTAATACAATCGCTACATTAACACCGTTAATCGTCCGATTAGGACTAACGTTTTTAGGTGTGTCTGGACCTGTCGGTTGGGTTATCGCTATTGTTGCTTCATTAGGCGCTACGATTTTTAAGCTTGTGAATACGAATGATCAAGCAAAAGCAGCGTTAATGTCAGCGTGGGAATCGATTCAAAGTGTATTTAGTACAGTTGCTTCCGTAATCATGCCGATAATTACTTCATTAGCGAAAGGGTTTATCGATGCGTTCGCACCGTTAGCTCCGGAGTTTCAAAAGACTGGACAAGTCATCATGGAAAGCTTCGCATCACTACAACCGGCATTTGCGGAGTTAGGTGCAGCGTTTGGCGAACTTGGTTCAACTATTATGAGTCTCTTTGGTGACGTCGTAAAACAAGTAATGCCATTAGCAACGGATTTATTTAAGCTATTTGGTGAGAACATTCAACTAATGATGCCTATGGTAACGGATTTAATGAAACTGTTCGCTGAAACAACGATTGGAATTATGCCAGCAATAACTCAAGTAATCCAAGAATTATCTCAGATGTTTTCAGAGTTAGCGGCTGAAGTAATGCCGATGCTTTCACAAGTGGCACAAGAAGTATTCCCGGCGATTATGAATATTATACAAACATCCGTCGGGGTTTGGGTAATGGTCTTGAAACTGTTCGCAGACATTATTGTAATTATCGTGCAAGAAGCGATTCCTATTTTACTTACGATTGTCCAAGAGGTCTTTCCGGTAATCCAATCGATTATCCAAACGGCGATACCGATAATTATCGAGATTATTAAGTTATTCGGAGAGGTCATCACGATAGTTGCTACGACTGTAATTCCGCTTATCTTGCAAGTAGTGCAAGCGGTGTTTCCAGTAATTCTGGCGATAATTCAAGCGGTTATCCCAGTGGTTTCAGCAATATTACAAGGTGCGGCTGAGATTATTAAAAGCGTGTTGATTCCTGCGATTCAATTTATTTTACAAATCGTACAAGCGGTATTCCCAGCAGTAATGGGCGTTATTAAATCTGTAATTGGCATAATCACGAACATTATTAAACTATTTACGTCGATATTAAAAGGCGATTGGAGTGGCGCATGGGATGCGGTTAAGGGAATTACGTCAAATGTAATGTCGTTAATTAAAAGTATTATTGATGGAGCGATTTCTTTAATAGGCGTAATCGTACGTAACGGATTGAATTTAGTACAATCGATTTTCTCTAGCGTATTAAATGCGGTATGGAATGTAGTTAAATCTATATTCGATGGAATACGTAATGTAATTTCATCAGTAATTACAGCGGTTGGAAATATCATTTCTGCGGGGTGGAATGCAGCTAGTTCCGCAACCTCTAGTATTCTAGACGCTATGTCTAATACAGTATCAAATATATGGAATAATATCATCTCGTTCTTAAAAGGGATTAACCTAATGGATATCGGTAAGAACATTATGGAAGGGTTACTTAACGGTATATCATCGATGGCTGGTCGTATATGGGATAAAATAACGGACATTGGTAACGGTATTAAAGATAAATTTACAAGCATATTATCGATTCATTCTCCCTCACGCGTTTTCCGTGACTACGGCGTATATACCGGAAAAGGTTATGTAAATGGGGTTGACGGAATGAAAAGTGCAATAATCAGGACGTCAGAAGCTATGGCTAATTGGATGAAGCCGGAAATGTTAGCTGTGGATACTGACGCATCAATACCGAGAGGTGTTAACGGTCTAGGTGCTTACCAATCGGTTAAACCTACACCGAGCATATTAGCGAAAGATGCAGCGATTAACCAACCGTCTAGAGGCAAACAACCAGCAAATATTAACATACAGCTCGGTAAGCAAGAGTTTACGAGATTTGTTGACGATATTAGTGGCGAACAAGAAGCGGTTAAGAGACGTAGAGAAGTATTTAAAGGAGGACGGTAGATTGCTAGTTTTTAACGGAATAAATCTAGAGGAATATTTCGAGAAGAAATACGAGCAAGGATTTTTTATGGTTAACGATATAAGAGGACGCGGTATTTTTAGTGATGAAATCAATAAGCTAACGGTACCGCACCGTCCAGGTTCATATTATTTAAGTAAACGGACTCCCGAGAGAGTAATAGAGGTAGACTTCTCTCTTAAGGGAGTCTCTCTCTTTGAATTGAGAAAACGTATAGATGAATTAAACAATATATTAAATACCGAGGGACCTGTGGAAATTTCGTTTACTGACGAGCCTGATCTCACATATTACGGAATTAAAGAAGCGGTCGAAGAAAAACTTGAAAAATCAAATATTCATCAAGCGACTATTTCAATATTATGTTTAATGCCTTATAAACTAGGAAAAACAAATACGAATACATTTACTCAAAATTCGTCTTCAGAAACAACGTCATACTTTAGTAATGAAGGCAGCGTAGAAGCTCCACCAATAATTGAAATGGTTGTGAAAAAACCAAGTACATTCTTAGATGTATGGTTTGGAGAATATCCACATAATCGTGATTATTTTAGAATCGGCTACCCTCTCACTGTGGAAGAAACAACAGTACAAGAACGAGAAAGAGTAATGTGGGATGAAATGACTACATCTGTAGGATGGACTCCTGTTACTGGACAAGTTGAGGAAATGAAAGGAACAGGTAGTTTTAAATCAAGGGATGGTTACGCATTATATTGTCAAGATTACGGACAAGAGAAAGGATTCCACGGCGCAATTGCTAAGAAAAACATTCCAGGTGGACCGTTACAAGATTTTGAAATGGAGACTTGGGTGCGTTTGAAATCCAAAAGTATTGGAGAAATGGGACGTGTAGAGGTACTTCTTTTAGATGATACAAGTAATATCGTCACACGAATTAACATGAATGATTTATATTGGGATGCTGAAATGACGAAAGCATACATGCGTATCGGAAATGCAGGAACGCCTAACAGTATACGAAAATTAGTAGATACAAGTGGGGCACATCCTAATACATTTAATCAATTTTACGGTAGGTTACGTATTGCAAGGCGTGGAAAAGAGTGGTCTGTTTATGTATCCCGTTTTAGAGATGGTACAGAAACTGATGACGCTTCAATTCCGGTGAAATGGATTGATACAAGTGAAATTGACAAGCAGAATCCAATGACAGAACGAAAAATTGCACAAGTAATGATTTCAATTATGAGTTGGGATGTAAATAAACCTGTTGATGTCATGCAGATTGATGATTTAAAGATTTGGAAAGTGAACAAAGTCCCTTCAAATACAAAGCCTTATATTTTCGATACAGGAGACAAAGTTATTATTGATACAGAAAGAAGCCTTGTCACAATCAATGGGAAGAACGCAATAAATATAAAAGATATTTTTAGTAACTTTCCAACCATAATACGCGGCGACAATCGAATTGATATTATGCCACCAGATGTAAACGCAACAGTTAGTTATAGGGAGAGATACAGATGAGAACACCAAGCGGAATCCTTCATGTTGTGGATTTTAAAACAGATCAAATTGTCTCGGCTATTCAACCACAGGACTATTGGGACGACAAGCGCCATTGGGAAATCAAAAACAATATTGATACGCTAGATTTTACAACTTTTGATGGAACAGAACACGCGATTACATTACAGCAACAAAATCTAGTTTTAAAAGAAGTACGTGATGGTCGTATTATTCCATATGTTATTACTGAGACTGAAAAAAATTCCGATAACAGATCTATTACACCATATTCTTCTGGTGCTTGGGTTCAAATTGCCAAGTCCGGAATTATAAATCCACAACGAATAGAGAGCAAAACGGTTAATGAATTCATTGATATGGCTCTCTTGGGAATGAAGTGGAAACGTGGAAATACTGAATACGCCGGATTCCATACCATGACCATTGATGAGTTTATCGATCCGCTTACGTTTTTAAAGAAAATCGCTTCGTTATTCGATTTAGAAATTCAATATCGCGTAGAAGTAGTAGGCTCTCAAATTACCGGTTGGTATGTAGATATGGTTAAAAAGCGCGGTCAAGAAACCGGAAAAGAAATAGAACTTGGGAAAGATTTGGTTGGAATAAAACGTATCGAACATTCTCGTGAAATTTGCACAGCTCTTGTTGGTTTTGTACGTGGTGAAGAGGAGAAAATCATTACTGTTGAGAGTATAAATAACGGTCTTCCTTATATTACAGATAGCGATGCTTTCCAACGTTGGAATGAACATGGAAAACACAAATTTGGTTTCTATACTCCAGAAACAGAAGAACAAAATATGACACCGCAACGATTAATGACTTTGATGAAAACGGAATTTAAAAAACGTGTTAATACTTCTGTTTCCTATGAAGTTGAAGCACAGTCGATTGGTCGTGTATTCGGATTAGCTCATGAGTTAATTAATGAAGGCGACACAATCAAGATTAAAGATACAGGTTTTACACCTGAATTGTATTTAGAAGCTCGCGTTATTGCTGGTGATGAATCATTTACTGATCCTACACAAGATAAATATGTGTTTGGTGATTATCGTGAGATTGTTGATCCAAACGAGGAATTAAGAAAGATTTACAATCGAATACTTGGCTCATTAGGTAATAAGCAAGAAATGATAGATCAGCTAGATAAATTAGTGAAAGAAGCTAATGAAACAGCTAGTAAGGCAAAGGAAGAATCAGAGGCAGCAAAGACACTGGCTGAAAAAGTTCAAGAGAACATAAAAAATAACACTGTGGAGATCATTGAAGCAAAGAATCCACCAACAAGTGGTCTTAAACCATATAAAACACTTTGGCGTGATATCAGTAATGGTAAGCCTGGTATTTTGAAAATATGGACAGGTACAGCTTGGGAGTCAGTTGTTCCAGACGTGGAATCAGTAAAGAAAGAAACATTGGAACAGGTGAGTAAAGATATTGAGTCCACAAAAACAGAATTAAATCAAAAGGTTCAAAGCGTGGAAGGTAAAGCACAAGAAATAGCTGGACAAATAGTGGATGTTCAAAAGCAAATTAATGGAAAAGTGGATCAAACATGGATTAATACCCAATTAAAAGATAAGGCTGATAAATCAGGTGTTTTCACAAAAGATGAGATTAATAATGGATTTATAGGTAAACAAATTTATGAAACTGACAAACAAGGAAACGTTAAGAAGTTCCAAGAAATCAGTACATCCTTTGAACAAACAAATGAAACTATTAAATCAAAAGCTGAAAAACAAAGTGTAACGGATTTAGGAAATAATTTGTCACAAGTTTCTAAGGTCGCTAATGAAGCAAAACAAACCGCAGAGGGAAATACCAGTACCATTACCAGTTTGCAAGCTACAGTAAATAAGATTAATGACGACGTAACTAATCTGCTAATTGACTCAGGTACTTTTGAGGGTGCTGATACGGATTTAACTAAAGGGAAACGTTGGTACTTAAAAGGTACAGGAAATAGCGGTAAAATTTCAGCAGATAATTTCCAAGGTAACGCTGTATTCGAAACGCAGTCGAGTTGGGCGGGGATTGGTTACAACTTCAAAGACTTAGTAGACAGAGGGGTTGTCAAGCTAGACGACAAAGTGAATTATAGCTTCTATGCTCGTATGAAGGGATTACCTAACGGACAAACAAAACCACATACATTCTTCTTTAGGGGCACTGCTTCAGGTACTAGATGGACAGACCTTAATAACCAATGGAAACGTTATAGCGTAACCTTCACCGTAACGGCTGAAATGCTAGCGACTAGCGGAATTGTAGTAGAAAGCTACATGAGAACTGAAGCAGAAGAAAATACGGGAGCTTACGGGTGGTATCAACAGAGTCAACCTCAATTAACTATAGGGGATAAGCTTTACACTTGGAGAACAGCACCTGAGGACAACGCTACAATAGCAAAAAAATCAAACGAGATTAAGCAAACAGTAGATAGTAATATAATTACAATCCAAAATATACAAAAGGATCAAAGTAAACTCACTGAACGTGTTACCGAATCAGAGCAAACCGCAGATGGATTTAAAACTTCTATTGAATCGTTAACGAAAAAAGATACTGAAATCAGTAATAAATTAAATACAGTTGAATCCACTGTAGAAGGTACAAAAAAGACTATTTCTGATGTGCAGCAAACAACCAATGACCTGAAAAAAACAACAACTGAAATTACAGAGCAAGCTGGGAAAATCAGTGAGAAGTTAACAAGTGTAGAAACAAAGGTTAATAGCGATAAAGCTGGCGGACGAAACCTTTTATCAAAATCAAATGTTAAATATGAGAAGACCGATTATTTAATCAATCAGTATTCTCTTACTGAAAATTTCTCTACAGGCGAAGAATATACATTTGTAATTAAAGGAACTGTACCTGCAGGTCAAAAGTTTGGTATTTGGATGAATGGCGGGTCTAGCAATGTTGGATATGCAACAAGCGTTTACGCTAATGGAATAACTTATGTAACATTCAAAGCTGTTGCGGCTACAAGTGGAAATGAACGAAAGTTAAGTTTGTATAACTATCCGAGTAGCACTACGAAATCTATTGTGGAATGGGTTGCCTTGTATAAAGGAAATAAGCCGCAGGATTGGACGCCACCGCCTGAAGATCAAGTAACAACCGATGAATTCACCAAGAAAACAACCGAGATTGAAAAAAGTGTGGATGGGGTTAAAACAAATGTAACAAACGTTCAAAACAACCAAGCTGGATTTGAAAAGCGGATGACTACTGTTGAGCAAACAGCAAGCGGATTATCTTCCACAGTTAGTAATTTAAACAATGTAGTCGATTCCCAAGGGAAGAAGCTTACTGATGCCAATTCTAAACTTGAACAACAGGCAAAGGAAATTGGGGCTAAAGTAGCAATCAAGGAAGTAGAGGATTATGTTGCTGGTTTTAAGATTCCTGATTTGAAGAATACGGTTAATCAAAATAAAACCGACTTACTAAATGAATTAGCTAACAAACTAGCAACTGAGCAATACAATCAAAAAATGACTCAAATTGATAATCGCTTTACTATCAATGAGCAAGGTATAAATGCATCAGCCAAAACAACAGAAGTATATACAAAAGAACAAGCGAATGGGCAATTTGCTACCTCAGGATATGTAAGAGATATGGAAAGTCGCCTTCAGCTAACTGAAAAGGGCGTTAGCATATCTGTAAAAGAAAATGATGTCATTGCAGCATTCAATATGAGTAAAGAAAACATTAAGCTAAATGCGGCACGAATAGATTTAGTCGGAAAAGTAAAAGCAGAGTGGTTAATGGCTGGCTTGTTAAGCGGTTGCCAAATCAGAACATCAAATACCAATAACTATGTAAGCCTAGACGACCAATTTTTACGTCTATATGAAAGCGGTGTCCCTAGAGCGTTTCTTGGATATTACCGAAGACGAGACGGTGCAGTACAACCCACTTTCATCTTAGGATCAGATGAAAAAACTAGCGCTCCTGAAGGTACTTTATTTATATCTCAAATGGGGACCGGATGGCCTCAAGCTAGTGCGAACATTGGTATTACTGATGACATGGTTGATAGTGAGATAAGAAAATCTGTGTTTTGGGAGCTTAACAGAAACGGAATTAGTGTTCTACACGCAAACGACTATCATGCTCTTTATGCCGGAAATGGAAACTGGTATTTCAGAAGAGGCAAAAGCGGGCTATATCAATCTACATTAGCAATCGAAGATAATAGCTCAGATGCAGATTTAAGATTACCTAATATCACATTACGTAATAGCCGTGTAGCAGGATATACCGGAGTTCTCCAAGTTAAGTCATCTGTTACTCAAAACGGATGGGGCGCTGTTCAAGGTAACTTTATGAGCCCTTCGCTACGTGAATATAAATCTAATATTCGTGATGTGTCTTTTTCTGCTTTAGAAAAAATTAGAAATGTTAGAGTAAGAGAATTTAATTATAAGAACGCGGTAAATGAGCTTTACAAAATGAGAGAAGAGAAAGATCCCAATGACCCACCAGTAACAACGCAAGATATAAAAAAGTATTATGGAGCAATTGTAGATGAATCTGATGAAGCAATTGTGGATGAAAGTGGGAAAGGGATTCACTTGTATTCATACGCATCCCTTACAATAAAAGCTTTACAAGAATTAGAAGTTAAACAGGATGAAAAAATTAAAGCGTTGGAAGAAAAACATGCTCAAGAAATCAAAGAATTAGAAGAAAGATACAAATCAGATATGGAACAAATGAACCATAGAGTTGAAGTTTTAGAACAATTATTAGTTCGAAAATTAATAAACGAGAAACCGGAGCAGCCATAAGCTGTTTTTTATTTTGTCTGAAAAGGGAGATGAGCGATGCTTATGCCGGAAGAAATTTTTAAATTAGCGTTATCACAAGGGCTCTTAGCAGTCCTTTTTGTTTGGCTATTTTTCGATTCGCGTAAAGAAAGCAAGGAGCGCGAAGGTAAATATCAGTTAGTCATCGAGAAGAACCAGGAGGTAATCGAAACGCAAGCGCAAGCCTTCGGTTCACTATCGAAAGATGTAACAGAAATTAAACAGATTTTAAATACGAAGGAGGATGTAAAATGAAACGTATCAATAAACTATTAATCTCAAAACTAACGTTGACACTGGCTACCGTAATGGTAGTCTTTTTTTCGTTCATGGGTGGGGCGTTTGCTGAGTCGATTAACCACATGCTCATCCCAGATTTACCTAAACAAGCATATCGTCACGGAGTCGGTGCATACGAAGGGGTCGTAGCTCATTCGACCGCCACTCCGGAAGCACCCGCTATTAATATTCGAAACTATGAAGCTCGCACATGGCATAACGCTTTCGTTCATTTCGCAACGGATTGGAACGAAACGATTCAAATTGCCGATACGAAATACATCGCTTATGGTGCAGGTCCAGCGGCAAATAAACGTTTCGTCCACGTTGAATTATCCGAAACTAGTAATCCAGCGAAGTTTAAATCTTCGTATGAGCGCTACGTTAAATTACTAGCGAAGATTCTTAAGGATAACGGTCTATCGGTCGAACAAGGTTTATGGACTCACGAAGATGTTACGCAAAAACTAGGCGGTACTGATCACGAAGACCCTCGTGCATACTTAGCTTCTCACGGCGTATCTATCACCCAGTTACGTGCTGATGTAAAGAAAGCGTACGATAATAACGAAGTGTCTGTCGAAGTTAAACCGGTAAACCCAACGGAACCTACTAAGCCGGTTAAGCCTGAAGTACCTAGCGTTACTCCAACTAACGGTATTGCATATATCGATGGTACAAACGTTAACTTACGAAAAGGCCCTAGCGCTGACTACCCTAAGATTCATAAATTAAATAAACCGGAAGTTTACCAAGTATGGGGCGAAGTAAACGCAGCTAACGGCAAGTGGTTAAACTTAGGTGGTGACCAATGGGTGAAATACGATTCGTCTTATATTCGTTATGATAAAGGTATCAATAACGAGAATACTAACGTTTTAGGTAAACGTGTCGTATCGAAAGTAAACGACTTGAACTTCTATACGAAAGCTACGTGGAATAAATCATACCTAGCGGGCACTGTTGACGCAGGACTCGGCTTTACTATCGACGCCAAAGTTGACGTTGACGTAAACGGTTCGCCTCAATACCGCGTGCACAATTCGAAAGGAAATACGTACTACATTACGGCTAGTCCGACTTATGTGAATGTGAAGTAACATGTGCGTTTATTGAACATAGAAAAGACCGCCTATTACGGGCGGTCAGTTTTTTTATTTTTTTACTACTCCTCCAGCGACACCAGATAGAGTCATGGCATCCGCGATTGTATTTACATTTGTTTCTGGGGTTCCATAGAATGCATCTAAAGCTCCGATAAACCAATCAGCATCAACTGTAACTGTGTAGCCATTAGACTTCCAGTTACTAATTAGTCGGTTTGTTAATGTTCGTTTCTCTGCATCGGATAACTTTAGCCACGCTTCACCCTTACTGTTTGCATCAACAGTTGTAGTCTGAACTTCATTTTGTTTAGGTTGTTGTTGTACTTCTTGTTGCTCGCGTTGTTCTTGTTCTTTTTTTATTTTAGCTCGTTCTTGTTGCGCTTCTTGTTCAGAAAATCCGTTTTCAATAGATATTATATTTTTTGTGTCAATGTCAATTTTATATTTATCGTAAGAAATATTGTGAATTTTTACTAATTTATCTCCGCTATATAGTTTTTCTACTTCATATTTACTTCCAAGTTTATCAATGAGATGTTTATTTGTAGAAGTATATTCTGCAGTTGAAACATCAATAAGTATTTTCACATAGTATTGTCCGTTTTCGACAAGTTGTGACGGGGAAATAGTTGTTTGTAATTTACCATCTTTAAATACCTCACTACTTGTAGCGGTATAATTGTATTCATCTGATTTTTTTGAACTGTATACTTTTATGGTTGCTTTTGTAGAATCAGGAATATTGGTAGTTAAGGATAATTTGAGTTTATTTGTCTCCTTATTATAATCTAACGTATCTAATTGTGCGGATAGTTTTTCTTTTTGTGGTTCAGAGGTAGCATCTTTAACTTTAGTAGATGACTCTGTATTCGATGCCGGTTTATCACCGAATATTACTTTAATAGAGAAACAAAAAATTATAGCTATAAAGACAACTAATATGACAGTCCTAGTTTTAATCAAAACTTCATCTCCTTTTTAATATATAAAATACATAATTAATAAATATAATAATATAACGTTTTTGAATTGAAGTAAATATTTCCATGTGTTTTATATAAAGATGTTTAAGTAATAATAAATTGAATTTTAGACAGTATTGAAAAAAAACTTATCTAATATTTTCTTAAAAAGCCTTCTAAAAGAACGTAAGTTCGCATATAATAAGAACAAACGTTCTTGATGTTAGGAGTGATTACCTTGTATGATTATTCTCTTTTGCCTAAGCGGATTATATTATGCGTCGATTTGCGTAGCTTTTATGCAAGCGTATCATGTATCAAAAGAGGATTAGACCCACGGTATACAAAACTTGCCGTAGTAGGTGATGTAAATCGAAGCGGATCAATAGTACTAGCGGCAACGCCACCACTTAAAGCGTTAGGGATTAAGAAAATGGCTCGGTTATATGAGATACCTAAACGACCAGATATAATTATCGTTAATCCAATCATGCATACATGTATTAAATGTTCGAATTACATAACGAAACTAGCGTTACAGTACGTAGCGCCTGAAGACTTTCACCAGTATTCCATAGATGAATTCTTTATGGATATGACGTCTTCTTTACATTTATTTGGGGATAACCCGTATGAGTTTTCGCTGAAGTTAAAGAACGAGATTTACGCCCGGACTCGTATCGAATGTACTATCGGCATTGGTCCGAATTTGCTAATGAGTAAAGTAGCCATGGACATCGAAGCAAAAAAGAATGATGACGGTATAACACAATGGACGTATGACGATATACCCGAGAAGTTATGGAGTATTAGACCACTCAGTAAATTTTGGGGTATATCGTATAAAACGGAGGAGAAGTTAAATCGGAAGGGTATACGCACAATAGGTGACCTAGCGAATTACCCGTTGAAGTATATGAAGCAAAGTTTCGGAGTGATCGGCGAGGAGCTCCACTTACATGGTAACGGCATAGATTTAAGCCGTATATCGGAAAAGCATGTACCAACGGAAACTTCTATCGCTAAAAGCCAGATACTATTACGTGATTATACAATAGATGAATTTCCTATAATTTTGCTAGAGCATACCGAGGAAGTGTGTTATCGATTGCGAAGACAAAATAAGTTCGCTCGAACGGTACATTTTTCGATTGGTTATAGCAAAGGATACGGAGGCGGTATACGTAAATCACATACGTTAAATCGACCGACTAACCTAACGATGGATATTTATAATGTTTGTACATATTATTTACACACGCTATACACAGGAGAGCCAATTCGAACGGTTAGTATATCGTTAACGAATCTAGTTACCGAAGGGGAAGAGCAGATTTCGTTATTTGATAACGTAGTGCAGCGTGAAAAGGAAGTAAAGTTAACTCGAGCCATGGACGAAATACGTACTCGGTTCGGTAAAAATAGTATATTACGAGGCGTTTCCTATACGAAAAATGCAACCGCAAGATATAGAAACACATTACTAGGAGGACATAAATCATGACTGACATGAGCAATAGTAATATGCCGAAGGGAAGAGGCATGATCAAGTGGCAGCCTTTTGCAAGTATGCCGGAACAGTTCGCTGGTATCCGATCTATCATCAAGGAAAGTACGAAAGTGCCACGTCCTATCATGACGCAAGACGTCCAGGAACGGATTGGAAATCGATTACTTACTTCGTTACTAGTCGAAGAGGAGATACTTATTACATACTACGAAGATGGCTACGTATGTACGAATTACTATACCGTCGTGGACATCGATCCTTTAGAAAAGATTGTCATCTGCACGGATGCTTTTCGTCACAAGAATACGTTTAAGTTTATCGATATTATTGACGTGAATTAA